GATTATGCCAACACCCCAGCTAGAGGGCTTACAACCGACGCATTTAGAGCCGTTTTAAGGGGTGTTTCTTTTAAGGGTAGGGTGATTGTGCCTGTTTTTGGGCACAAAAAAGCACCCTCGCGGGTGCCCTCTCAGTGTTCAAAATCAAAGTGGAAGTAGATCCGATTCGTTCCGGTGAGGGTCATTGCTTGTTATTGAGGGTTGTGGTAATATGTTACACACAAGGCTATACTTTTGGTTGTTTCGCCAAGGCCACTGGAAGGGGGAGATGGCCATAATTATTAGGAAAGAGTTTTCTGAAGTGCCCGCCTACAGGAGCGTTCAGTGGTCCCTATTTGCACGTTTTCAAGCTGTTTTCGAGCGGTGTCAGGACGTGGTCACCCGAGTATGGGGGATGGACCTGAGCATTCGAGATTGGTCTGACCAGTTCAGCGAGATCCTGCAGCTGTTAGAGCAGATGGACATGGCGGCTTATGGAGAGATAGAGACGATAATTACAGAGTTTGAGAGGCAATTTTCCATTTTGAGCCAGCGGACTGCAGACAGTGATGCTGGCGGAGAAGCTTTGCTTGCTTTTGTAAGCGAACTCCCCGGGAACTTTAGGAACCTGCTTCGAATCCTGAGCACGCGAGCCTCCGTATTGGAGTTTAGTCCTAAAGAAGGGGACGATGGTGACCTGTGATTAACGGGAGGAAAGTATAACGTTCATTATGTCACCCCTTTTTGCCAACCATTTCCACACAAAGTGTTAAAGTCCTGCCAAAGAAAAACCCCACCGTTTTGGTGGGGTTATGTACGCTGGGTGCCGCTCCGTGCTCACGTCCTGTCCTCTATCGCGTAGTGCGGCGTGCGGCAGTGATAACACCAAGATTTTTTCCTGGCGGCTTCCAGAACATCCTGGAAAGCCTCAGGGGGGTCAGTGTCCCACTGCCCGAAGTCAAAGAGATGGAGCCGCTGCATAACTGCCTGTTCGTCGTCCAGTGCAGTTATGCGGTACACCGCTTTCATGTAGTCGGAGCGGTGCCGCTTCACATACACCACTAGATCCCCAGGTGCTACTACAAAGAGCGCGTGCTCCTTTCCGGCCAGTTCGCCCCGTTGCCGGATGTAAACCGGCTTCTTCCTTTCACCTTGGGGGCCGGCAATTACTTGCACCTTTCCGGTGCTAGAATAGCCGCCACCCTTTTCCCAAAGGGCCGGATAGCCCTTCTGTGTTCTTTGCAACTCTTCCCGTAATGTGGTGGGAAAGTAGAATGGGAAATTCATTATTATTAATCCTCCTTTTTCTTTGTTTTTTGTGGCCTGCCTCATCAGCACCGGGCGGCCATCTCCGGTGGACCGGGCACCAAGCCCGGTTTCGGCACTTTTATTCCGGCTCCACCGTGACAGCGATGTAGTCCTCGCCACCGCTTACGCTGACGTACTCGTTGCAGCCGCCGTGGTCGTTGGGTATCACGTTGTAGCCGCGGGCCTCGACGGCTTTGATGGCTTCGGCTACCGCCTGTTCCTCATCCTCGGGCAACTCCATCTCGAAGCTCTCTAACCTGCTCGTGTAATCAATACCCGCCTCGATGACCACAACTTCAATCTTCCTCATCGTAGTCCCCTCCTTCGCTTCCCTGAACATCTCCAGCGCCTGCCGGAGAACTTCGGCCTTCGCCACCCTGTTCTCGAAGCAATATCGGCGCAGCCATTCGTATTGCTCTTCCTTAAGCCTGGCATACACTGGTTGCACCTTCATTACACGCCCAGCCTCCTGCATACGCTAGTGATGATGTCCTCCACGTTATATCTTCGTGCGTCAATCCAGTGGCCGGCATAGGTGATTTTGAGGAGCCTGGCTTTGTACTCCCGCCCCTGGGCCTCGATGAGTTCCTTCTGCTCCGGCATTTCAGCCAGGGCCTCCTCCATCATCTGCTCCAGCTCGGCTAGCTTCTGCAGCCGGATGTCGGTGGCCCAGGCAATCTGTTTTTCGCTTCCTTCGAGAGCGGGAAGCGCTTCGCTCTTCAGAGCTTCGATTTTCGAGGCCAGGGCCTCCATTTTTGTCCTCTCTTCGGCCGCCAGGCTTTCCACCACGTCTCTGTAGATTTCTTTCGCGCTCCTGGTCATCGCTTCGTTACCTCCTTGGTCTTTCTTTTGTCTATATGATATCACGATATCGCTATATCGTCAAGCCTTTTTTGAAGATTTTTTGAGATTTTTTCTGGCGGTTTAGCTGGGACTTTGCAAAAAAGTGAAAAAAGAGCATAAAAAAATACCCCGATCACTCGGATCGGGGTAGGTTGATCGTGACCTTGGGGTTTATCTCACCCCAGATCGTATCTCCTATCTTGAGCGGGGGCAGCTTGTCCGGGACAAGGGTCCTGGTGGACTCATACCACCGGGCTTCGCTCCGCCTTAGCGCGTCCTGGTATGTGCGCCATTGCTTACTGGTCCACTCACGACCTTGCCAAAAGACGGGCTTTTCGTCCAGCTGCTCTACTCGGCGGGTGAAGTCTCGCCACCATCGAAAAAACCGAATTTATTCATTAGGAATACAACGAAGTCAATGACCAAACCCAAAATAAGATCCGTGTACTCGGCTATCCATGCGGGCAACTTAATGCCCGCCGCATTCATCTGCTTTTTGAGTTCGGCCAGCACCTCTGCTTTTTTCTTGGCCCCCTGTTCAGGCTCGTCATGTTTTATCTCGGCCAGACCAGCCAGAGGGACAATGAACCCAGCAATAGCCAACAAGGTCTTAATGAACTTGACAAATCCCATCATACATCCTCCTTTTTCAGCACTCATAGTCCTCGCCAGTTTCCATCATCCGCACCAACCGCTTGCTGCGGTTGCCCACTTCGTGATACCACTTACTGTCCACCATCTCGGCAGCAGCTGCCTTGTAGTCACCCCGGGCCAGGGCAGCGATCATCTTTTTGAAGCCCCGGAAGCGCGTGGGGCCGAGGTTGTACCGCATGTCAATCACTACCTTTTTTCGGACAGGATCTAGGTCCTCAAACCAGTCAAAGGTGCTTAGGTCTTTTATCGCATCCTCGATGTCATTTGCCAACAAAAAAAGCGCTTCATCCTTGGTTATGCCGCGCTCTTTGAGTACCTCGATTACTTCATCAGGGGTCAAGCCGCTCCGCTTGAAGATGTACTCCTGCTCCTCTTTCCTCAGTGGCTTGCCCTCAAGGTTCCTCCCTACGCCTACAGTCCAGAAACCTGCCGGGCATTTATACACCTCCAGGCGAAGCCCCTCGTGGAGAATCAGCTGATCCTCTAGGCTGTGCTTCAACACTCTGCACCACCTCCAATCCTGCTAGTCCACAACCCTCTACACCGCAGCGGTGACACACCCAGCAGCGGCCATGCACATACAAAACGGATCCACATTCGGGACACAGAACCATCAGCTCCCCCCCAGCATCGTCGGAAGGCTGATGTCCGCCACACTAAGGCCCACAGCCGCCAAGGTGATGGCTGTGAATACGGCGATCAGGATGAAAATCAGCTTCCACAGGTGCCTGGTGTAGTTGGCGTCCCGTTCATTGAGTGTCCTCTCCAGCCGCTCCACGTCAGACCTCTTGGCGGTTTCGTTGAGTTGCGATTTAATCTCCTTGATATCCCTTTCCACCGCCACAGTCCGCTCTTCGAGTCGAGTCACCCTTTGCTCCAGTTCCATTTCCATCCGCATCACCTCGCTGCATGTAGTATCACGGCCCCGAGGGCCCCACCCAGATCAGTCCCAAATGAACCACCTCACATTTCGAACAATTCCTCTCTTACCACATAGTCTTTCAACCCAACCAACCCATGGAATATCTCTGGCACCTCCGGATGAATCTGGATCTCCTCCTTGGGAGGTACATTCCAGAGACAGGTACAGCCCTTCATTCTTTCGTACATAGCCCGTCGGTTCGGGTGTTCTGTTGCCAGAAACTCAGCATGGCCTTTCGCTTGGAGCAGACGGTCTCTGGAAAAGCAGTCTTTCAGGTGGTGCCGAAGTACATTAGAGTCGAGTTCAGGAGGCAGATTGTGGGCTGTGAAGCCTTCACGATATTCAGGCAGCCCTTCAAAGAAGAAGCAGTCCCCTCCCCATCTGGATACTATGTTGGGCATGTTCCTGAAGATCCGTACATTCCGGTACACGTAAGTATCCGGCTTGGACCAGCGATAGATCGTGAGGATCGGCTGCCGGATGGAGTTATACCCGCCTTCATGGGCCCGCTTGATCTCGTCCAAGGTAGCCTGGTACAACCTGGGGTGGAAGTATTCGTCGGCCTGTACCTCGATAATCCAGTCGTATCCCTGACACTCGTTGTTTATCAGGGACATCAGGACATGGTCCATGCTCTCCCATAACCCGCTCTTCTCTTGCTTGATCCTTGTTATTACGATCTTTGGCCACCTTTTTGCCATCCGCTGAAGGACCTGCAGTGTCCCATCAGTAGACCCTCCGTCATTTACGAAAAGCACGTCAACCAACGGGAGGGTGGTGATGATGGCTTCCACGAACGGGTATTGCGCAGACAACACATTGTACAAAGGACAGATACCTGCGATCTTGATGGCCATGCGACTATTCCCCCTCATAGAGTGATAACACTGGCCGCGACTCGCGATATCTCCGCAACCGCCTAGCGCCTCCATTGCAACTGTTCCACCATCGCTTCCGTTAGCTTGTCGTAGTCGACATCGGACCCGAGCGGAATGAGCTCTGCGCTGGCCTTCGGTTTTCCAGGAGCGTTGTACATAACGGTCCATGATTCTTTTGTGGGCAGACTGTTGGTGATGATGGTGAAGATGGGTGTCTCCACAATGGCGATGCCATGTAAGCAGCTCCAAATGAGGGGCATTTCCAAGATCTCGACCAGCAAATCTGCCAGATCAGCATCCATTTTCTTCATCACATCGAGCCACACTTCGCCGACCTCCTTGGTGGCCTCACAGTTGAGGCTGCAAGGGAAGTGGCTGGTGATCCTGAATCCGAAATAACGAAGCATCTGGTTCGTAAATATGTTCCCTTCCACTTCAAGTGTCCTGTCGCCCACCATGGCGCCGTTTCCTCTCACGGCCGATTGCCACACCGGGTCGAAGAAACCATTGCCCCATTCCTCGACAAAGAATTTTGCGCAGCATGGCGGGAAACCAAGCAATTCCCCGATCACCTCGTGGTCCACCTTGCCGGCATTCCGCCCATTGTAAGCAGAGGCCGTTCTAAACGCCTCGGCATCCTCCAGGTTCCGAGCCATAACTCCATAGCAGCTGCTGTTGGGATCACCGACAGTGGTAGGCAGATGATAGTGTGCAAACCCGGAGTAGTTCTTGGACCACTGGATGGGCAGCCACACCATCCCGTCTTTTTCCAACCGCTCGATCAAAACATGGAAGTTGTGTGGAGCCAGGTGCAGAGTCCCACATTTGCGTTTCCCCAGGCGAACCATTTCATACTCGGCTCTGTCATGCAACGATGCCACGGCTCCGATAACTGGTTCCCATTTCGTTCTGGCAGCCTCGGAGTTCCATACCAGACGCGAGAATGGCAGCACATCAAGGCTGTGGATTAGGTCATCTCTTATCATGTTTCTTTCCATCATAGTCACCCCTAGAAATAAGAGTCCCCATGTGGTCTATCCCCATGGGGCCTATCACCGTGGTCATAGTTCTGGTTTACCAACTCATTTCCTGACTCTGGTTGCTGCTGACTGCAGCATTCGATATTGACCCTGGCATCCTTTCTCCAGCTGCTGGGGTTGAACCCGTTGCCGTAAGTCATGTAGTAGAAAGCGCTGGGGTTCATATTGCGCACCGAGTTCTTGCTCGGAAAATGCGACGAATCCAGATCACATGTGAGAATGACATTGGGCATGATCTTGCGCAAGATGTCTGCCACCGTCTCGAACAGATCGTAGTAAGCTTTACAGTAACGGGTCTTGTTCCGCCAATCACCCCCGAAGCCTTCCGATGGGCACCCACCGGTGCAGTTCCGCCAATACTTGCACCCTTCACAGCCGCCATCCTCCTGCGGTATTAACGGCAGTATCTCATAACGTATCTTTGCAAAGCCCCTTGGATCCGCATCGGCGTTTTGAAAACGGGGATACGCATGGCCTGTCTTGGCTGTCTTCAGGCAGCTCCCAGTGGAACCGTCACTAAAGATGACCTTTTCAGCAACAGCATTGTAGTAGTCGCATTCGCCGAAGTTACACGTACCTTGATTGAGGCCCAGCAGGCTGTCTACAACGTCCCGTATCGGCAGCCAATCATCTCCTATTTCGGTCAGTATGAAACGGGCTATGTCACAGTAGAAGTCAGACAGCTCCTCGGCAGTCAGAGCAATATCCTGCGCCGAAGGGTAGTCTATCTGTGCCGGGTTCAATCGTCCAGATACGCCGAGCTCATGGAGCTCCCGAATCCAGGCCTTAAAGGTATCCCTTTGCGCTCGCAATGCATTTGCCTTGGTCAATACGCAGATGATCCCAACGTTTATCCCCTCGGACCTAAGCATGCGGATCTTGTCCATGACAATATCCGCCGTTGGCTTAGCGCTCTTCAGAGTCTTCCTGTATCTTCCGAGCTCTCCAGGTCCATCAATAGAAATGCCCACCGACGTATTGTACTTCTTGAAAAGCTGCACGTGCTTGTCCGAGATGAGAGTGCCGTTAGTCTGCAGCGACGACGAGCCCACCTTCTGAAAGCTCATCGACAGGATCTCTTCAATGACCTCCAAAGGAGCCAGTAACGGTTCTCCGCCATGAAGATATGGCGGCTCCTGCTCATTCTCGATCTGCCGTCTTACAGCTTGCATATCGACGGCCCTGTGGTTGAGCCTCGTTCGATAGATGTGCTCGTAACAGTACGAGCACTGCAAATTGCACAGTGCGTTGGTTATCTTGACGCTAAGCACATTCTCTCTCCTTTCTAATAATATCCCTCGAGCCTCGGGTTGTCTTGATGGCCCTCGGTTGAGTCTGAATGGTCGGTGTGCCCGTAGCTTACTCTATCGGTATGATCGGCGTAGCTCGCATCCCAGTAGGGGCCGACCACCTCTCCATCCGTATGGATCAACGAGTAGTCCTGGTGATCGATGTGAGGGTACGGGATGTTAACGACATCGTCCACATGTTGCGCCGGCAAATCGATGTGTGGGCTGTTGATGTGAGTCACATTGGCATGGGGTGTATTTAGATGCTCCAGGTCGCCATGAGGCGTATCCTCATGGGTGGTCCCTCCGGAGGTCTCGTCCCCATGCGGTTGATCAGCATGAGCCCTGTCGGCATGCGCAACGTCATCATGTCCCACGTCTCCATGGCTCACATCCCCGTGGGCCGTATCCTCATAGGCTCTGTCTTCGTGAGCCGTGTTTGCATGTGGTGTGTTGAGGTGGGGACTATCTTCGTGACTCGAGTTGCTGTGCGGTACATCAAGGTACTCTGTGTTGGAATGGGCTGTATTGGAGTGTGTTTCGTTCAGATAAGCCTGGTCTTCGTGAGCAACATTGGCATGGGCGATGTTGCCGTGGATAGAAACATCATCATGCGGTACCGTCTCATCGGCGTGCGCTGTGTCTTCATGGGCAGTGTCCTGATGAGCCGTGTTTGAGTGAGGAGTGTTTAAGTGCGCCTCGTTCAGATGTGCTATGTCCCCGTGGGGAACGTCACTATGAGCTATGTCTCCGTAGATGGTCTGGTCATCATGAGGGACCGTTTCATCAGAGTGCGCTGTATCCCCGTGAGAGGTGTTCTGATGGCTCACATTTGAGTGCGGTGTGTCCACATGTGGGGAGTCCCAGTACGGGTCGTCCCCATGAGGAACGTCTCTGTAGTCCGCATTGGAATGAGGTGTGTTCAGATGCGCCATGTTTTCATGGGGAGCATCGATATGGGCCTCATCGCCGTGAGGAGGGTCATGGTCCACGTGAGGTGTGTTCCAGTACGGCCAGTTCTGATATGGGTAGTCGTCATGGGGCCGATCCCAATGGGGGCTTACAACCCCTCCATCCGTATGAAGGTTGTAGTAGTCTTGATGGTCGACATGCGGAGAGTCAAGGTGCCTCGCGTCAATGTGCGGACGGTCTAGCCAGTTGGCATCGCCATACGGCACATTAGAATGCGGCGTGTTCCCATGCGGGTAGTCCTCATGTGACCTGTCTTCATGCGCCGTGTCTCCATGCGGTATATTTTCTGATGGAGTGTTAGCATGAGGTGTATTGGAATGAGCTGCGTTCGAATGAGTCACGTCGCTGTGCGGTGAATCTTGATGCGCAATGTTCGAGTGGGGCATATCGGTATGGTCATCATGATCGGCGTGGCCCAATTGCGGCTCATTCATGTGCGGAATGTTCTGGTGCTGGATGTTGCTATGCGCCTGGTCTGAGTGTGCCTTGTCAGAGTATGCTGAGTCAGAATGGGCTGTATTTTCGTGCTGGACATTGGAATGTGGTACGTCCATGTGATCCGTGTGATCGACATGGGCAACCGTTGGGTGGTCCATATGCGGTACATCATCATGAAGCGTATCTCCGTGAGCCTGGTCACCATGGGGGACATCCGCATGCGGTACATCTCCATGGGGCACTTCATTACCCGGCGCGTCACCGTGAGGTGTGTTAGAATGTGCCGTGTCTTGGTGTGTTGTATCCGCATGTGGTGTATTGAGGTGGCTGACATTGGAATGTGGTGCGTTTTGGTGTTCGGCGTCTTGATGGGGAACATTCGAATGTTCAGCGTTCAGGTGCTCGATGTCCTCGTGCACGGTGTTCAGGTGGGATTCGTCCGTATGCGATTCGTCCGAATGGGCTCGATCATCATGAGCGCGATCTGAGTAAGGTGAGTCTTGATGCGGCGTGTCGTCATGGATGGTGTTCTCATGATCGAACTCCATGTCCGCATGCCAACCGTCACGAATCAACTTATCGACATGAACACTGTCGGCATGGGCTGGTTGGTCTATGTGGTCCGAGTATCCTGCCGCATCCAAATGAAACGTGCGTCTCTGGACCACCGAATCGTCTTGTGGTTTGGCAAACCACAGCCACCGTTCGGGGTCAATGGCGATGTAGTAAGGAGGCCTCCCAGAAGCTCTGTATTCCTCGGTGTCTATGACCCGTTTGTGCTGGTTGGCGTCCACATAGCAAAACAGATTTCCCTCGATCCAAAACCTGCCCGGGGGATAGGAAGTTGCCCCTGCATCGGTTCCTAAAAAACTCCATTCTTCCCCATTACGAAGAATAAATAGCCTCTGGCCATGGACCCAGATGTTGCTGTTGTTATAAGGCATACCTCCTCCCCCTCCGCCATTAATCCGGTTTCACTGGCAAAATAATAGCATCCGCTTGAATGGTGCCCTTGTAGAATGCATCCCCGGTGTCAGTGCTAATAGAAATGGTTACATTATTATTTGCATCTTTAAATGTTAGTCCCTCTGCATTCAAGTAAATGCTACCCTTATCCCCAGTCGCACGTATGGCCACGTGATTCGCACTAATCCCGCCGAATTGCCCGATACCTGCAATGATTTTATTGATTATGGCCTGATCGACAAAGAGTTTGTCCGCTGTGACTGCACCTGCTTCTAGGTGCCATGTTTGGATTGCTCCGGCGGCAATCTTTTCGGCGGTCACCGCTCCGGCGTTGATTTTCTCCGCTATTACTGCCCCAGCTGCCAACTTAACAGTGGTCACAGCACCAGCCAGAAGTTTGGGCGTGCTGATCGCGTCATCCTGGATCTTGGTTTCTGTTACAGCCCCTGCTGCAATGAGTTCTTCCTTAATAGCCTCCAGTGCAATCTGGTTGCTTTGAAGTTTCCCCTCAAGGTCTTCCAGATTCATGCTTATCAGGGGCACCCATTCCTCCCCGTCATTTCGGTACAGCTTTTCTTCGGTTATGAGAAAGACAATGGTCCCGACCGGATACCTCGGATCAGGCAGCTCAGGAAGTTCACTGACAAGCAAAACAGGACTGATTCGTTCAACGTAATCAGTCACCCCGTCTGTGTAGTCTTTTAATTGTTCCTCTTGCATCGTGATCGGGACTGCGCTAACCTCTTTACTTGGCTTAGACTTGCGCCCATCGCTGTCTATGTGTACCACTCTTACATAGTAGCGAGTGCCCGGCTCCAGCTCTAGGATGTCAAACTGGGTCTGTTTACCTACATCGCGAAGAGTGCCACCAGAAGGCGTGAAGCCGCTTGCCGTGGACACATGAACCTCTGTACTGTCCCAGTCACCCTTGGGCTTGGAAAAGCCCACCCTGATGCCTCTCACAATGCCCCGAGCCCAGATGCCTGTGGGAGCCATTGGATCTGCTGGTTTTTGGGGCTTACCCTCAAGCACTTGCTGGAGGTTAAGGCTTGCCTTGCCGAGTTCCAGCCGCACCGAGAGGCCGCTCTCGGCGTACTCCCTGGCTTCCGCCATGATTCGGGCCGTGGTGACAATGCCTGTATCGGGATCTGCCACCCTCACCTTGTCACCTAGACCATACTCGGGTTCTTTGCCGTGTTCAAAGGCGACTGCAATTTCAAACTGCGTTTTTGGCGAGTTGTGTTCGCTCAAAAATTCCTGGGCTTTTTGCTCTAGTTCGTCTAGTTTTTCAGCGTCAAACTCAACGGCTGCGGGATACTCACCGTACTCATCGATGCTGGCCTCATCCCGCAAGGTGATTTCCATGCGGTTTATGCCTTGTCCGGGACTGTAGGCTGTGAGCACGTTGACTAATTCGTCGTCATCATCGCCCAGGGCCACGACCTCAATGTTACTCCCGCCCCGGAAGACGAAGTCCCTGGTCCTGTCTGTCCCCAGGGCCTCCGCAACACTAAGCGCCCCATTCCAAACAGCGAACTCCCAGTCCACTTGCTCACACGCAGCCACAAGCACCTGGAGAGCGCTTGTATGATCAGCGTCCAGGCCCTTTACTTTGACACCTGCCATGGGGGGAATATTGCCGACGGCGACACCAGGGCCCTCTGTCCTCGCGATGAGCTCACACGCAAAGACGGTGGGGGTGACGCCCACAGGGTTCCCCTCGTTATCTTCGCTTTCCGTGTCGTTAGTGTAGAGGTTGATCCGTACATAAACTCTAGAGTAAGTGCCGCCAATGTAGTAGCCCACCTCTTCCGGCAGGCCGCCGTCCCACTCCGCACTCCAGGAGGACCCGTTAGGGCTCCACTGTATGGTGGTCCGCACGATGGGCTCCTGGCCAGGGCCACCTGAACCATCGCTGTCCGCGCTCCAGCGGATTCGGTCCCAACGCTTGAAGTTAGGAATCTCCTCAGCCGAGAACGCTAGGGTGATGTAGCCGCTTTGATAATACTTGCCCTCTGCGTCCTTCGCCAGCATCACAAGGCCGGGGTCGGTGGTCAAATCGACATGATAGGAGTTCACCCTGTACTGCTGCCACTGCTCCTTGGCCTTTACTCGCAACGTCTGCCAGCCGTCCAGTAAGTCTCTGGCTACATTCGCGAGGTCCCAGCCCTCCCACACCTTGCCGTATTGGGCAGGGGTGAGGTTAGCTTCCAGCAGGATTTCCTCGGTCATGGCGTGGATGGTGACCACCTGACCAAGGTCGCGGCCTACGATCTTGCCTGAGGCCCTCAGCTGGTCCCCTTGGTAGATCTGTATATAAGAGGCGATGGCGGCATACGCTGGTTTGTTGTCACGCTCCCTTTTGGGAGCACCTTCCACCACCACCGGCTGCGCAGCACCGAAAAAGCCATAGAGTGGGTGGTCTGGTGCAACCACCTCGTCTATGGTTTCTCTTGGGATGTAGATGCTGATTTCTGTAGCCTCGTTAATCCGCCGGTTATAGTGCCACCTAACGCCGGGCAGAACAGCTTTGAGTTGTCTGTCTTTGTCTAAAATTCGTGCTTGGTACAATGGACCACCTCCAATCCCTAAAGGGGGTGGAAAATCCACCCCCTAAAAGTCCAACCATATTGCTCAAAACATTCAGTCTCGCCCCGCTGGAGCACAAACCATCCGTCGGGGCCAAAAATAGCATTTCGCAGCCTGTAGCTGTTGCAGTGCTTTAGTATCCCAAAGTATGACTGCACTGACTGGTTAACTGCCTGCCAATCCATCTCACCCCTCTGGTACTTCCGCATCAAGGCTTTCAATCTCCGTTTCATGCGTTTGGCCGTGGACTTCCTCATCTTTATGTGGGTGGGCCATACACGAAAACCAACCCACTCTATTCCGTCCCTCACGGGGCGAATCTGCGTTTTGTTGTTGGTTTTTAAAGCCAGGTGAGTCAGGAGAAACTCTTGGATCTCAGCCTTAACCTCATGTAGATAGCACTTATTGTCGGCCAGCACAAGAAGATCGTCCATGTACCGGGCGTAGTATTTGACCTTCAGCTTGTGTTTGACGAATTGATCGACTTCGTTTAGGTAAACATTAGCGCTCATCTGGCTCACCAAGTTTCCCACAGCCATGCCGACGCCACAAGCGCGGGTTTCATAGGTTATACTGCCTTCGGCTACGCCTAAACGCCCATCATTGGCCCGGATGATGTGTTCCAGAAGCCATAGGAGATCATCATCTTTGATGAACTTGGCATACAGGCTGAGCAGAATGTCGTGGTTTACCCGGTAGAAATACTTGTGGATGTCAAGTTTTAGAACGTACTTCAGATCCGGGTTGTGCCTTAGCCAACCATACACCCTCGCCAGGGCCTTGTGCGTACCTTTACCGATTCGGCAAGCATAGCTGTCATGGATGTATTTGCGTTCAAGGATGGGGTTAATAGTCATGTAGATAGACCACTGCACCACCCTGTCTCGGAAAGGGAGGGCCATGATCAGCCGCTTTTTCGGTTCGTGGACGTAGAATTCACGGTATGGGCTTTGCCGATAGGTTTTCCAGATGAGTTCATTCTGAAGTTCGATCAGGTTATCTTCGAGTAGATTTTCAAACTGCTGCACCTCTGCCCGGTTGCGTTTCCCTTTACGGGCGTTGCGATAGGCCCAGTACAGCGATCCGTAGTCATAGACTTGCGGATATAGATTCCGATACACCTTCAATTTTGCATCTACCCTTGCTTCTTTTGATCTGCAACTGGTGGGTGGTGGGTATGACAGGCGGCCAAGACCGCCAGCCTCCCCACCGGGTTCTGTTTTTCGCCATTTCGGCGGGGGTGGCACCCCCTTATCCCCTTTGCACTGGACCTAGACCCGTGAGTCTAGGACTTCTGGCGATCAGGGGTTGAGCCGGGCGGAAGCCGATGTTGTTGTTCGAGTTCGAGCGCGGGTTGTTCAGGTTCAGAGACGGAACCCCGGCATTGGACGTGTTGTTCCAGTTGCCACCGCGCCTCGGCAAACGCTAATGGATACCACCCCATGGTTATCAGTTTCTGCACGACTTGATCCAGCCACCAAGCATCTTCCCGATTTCGGCCAGGTAGCGCGAAGTGATTTCATACTTCCTGAAAGGCAAGAAACCCAGCTCCATTGCCAGCCTGTTTTGCTGTCGCAGAAGTTCCAACTCCGCATCTAGCTCTGCAAGAAGTTCCCTTTTGCGTCTTGCTTTGTTCGCTCTGGTGATAAGTCTCATTATGCGGAAAAGAGTCTTCTTGATCTCTGCCGCCATCGTATGCTTCTCGCTTTTCGGGAACTGCCTCAGTGCCGGGTAAAGATACAGCGCCAGATCGTATGTCTTCTGCATGATTTTAAGCTCCATTTACTGCCTCCAATACAGATTACAACCTGCAGAACGCAGATTACCGATAATAAGCCGGGCGGAAGCCGAGGGCGTTGCTCGAGAGCGAGCGCGGGCGGGCCAGGTGCAGAGACGGAACCCCGGCATAGGACGTGTGGGACCAGCTGCCACCGCGCCACGGCAAACGCTCACCAAGGTTGCGCATATAAACTGTGCCGGTACCGTAATTAGTATCTTGTGGGAACAGGCCCAGCTGGTGTAGGAGTGCTGGCGTAGCCACGTCTCTAGCTGTCAAATTGCGGAATGCAGTGCTGGCGTAAGGGTCGCCCGATGCTTGATTCACCACGGACGTAGCCAGCACGATGTTGCCCGAACCATCCGCGTTGGTGGCATCGTACTTGAGGGTTCCCCCTGTTTCTGGTTCTACAAGATTACCATCGGGCATGATGGCCTTCCACTCTTCGCTGGCAGCAGACTGGTTTTTGGTATTATCAGCGGCGTTGTTGTTTTCGAGGATTTGGATCTCGCCGTCCACCAAGCGCATGCCGCCAACCCATTCCCACACGTTGCCGTTTAAGTCAAAGATGCCGAAGGGTGTACCATCATGGCTCCACGTCGCAGGACCTGTCCCGGTAGCTGTGCGCCCAATCGTACCACCTGAATAGATATAACTTGCTTCGGCCTGTTCGGATGTCCGGGAATAGTCTCGGCCGTAGGAATTATTCCCCCTCGGCCAAAAACCGTTCATCCGGCACCAATTTAGGAGAAACGCCCACTCCGCGTTAGTTGTTAAGTGCCATCCTGCACCTTTCTGCTTGCACGCAGTCAGCGCTTGGTCGAACGTAATGTATGCCCGCGGGTCACGTCTGCGCAAGACCACGGCGCGCTCACTAGTGCCACTGCCCACAGTAAAGGCTTGATACTTAGCAATCCAAAGCTCGCTAACAGCCTGATCGTTGACTATGAATGCGGGGTGTAAGGCATTGTCCCAGCTAGAATCCAGCACATTGAGCCGAGTTTCGGGGATTCGCACCATGATAGAAGGGTTGCCTTGGTCGTCAAAAATGACATCGTTACGCCCGAAACTGACGTCCAAAAGTCTCTTGGACATGTCGCTCTTTAGCACCTCGTCACTCACCGGTCCACGCTCCACGAAATGGTTGGTTATCCAGTCCTCGACAGCGCGGACATTATCCAAAAGCTCTCCACTTGTGTACTTGCCACTAATAAATCTCATCGTCTAGCTCCCCCTCTTCTTCTGGCTCTGGTTGCGGGAATATATGGGCGTAATTAGTGCGTAGGTCTCGCTCGAAGACAGAAACGTACCGCTCGGCATCCTCGGGAGTTCCTTTTACGGTCGTTTCGCCTTCTAACTCAACACCTTCATCAAAAAAACTCACCTGGATTTGATGGATTCCGTTGCCCATATCTGTGATTTGATATGTCATACCTCTAGCACCTCCACAGACACATTTCCAGCGGTAGAAACAGCGTAAATAGACACTGCTGTTGACGGACTAAAGTCTATCTCGACAGAAGCCCCTGGCTCTAAGGACTGTCCGATAGTGTCCGTTATATTGCTTCCACCAATGCGGATCGCAACCGCCTGATGAAGGTTGCGGATAACCAGCTTGCTTCTATTGGCCTTCCGACTGGACCCAGCAAACACCTCCGCCACGGTGCTTGTTACAGTCTTGATTCCAGTAACAGGGGCACTTTCTACCACTTTCGCGCCAGATAGTGTAACTTTCTGCGTGCCATCCGTCAAGCTATTTTTAATCGCTTGCAACTCTTGCTTGACCGCTACCAACTCTGCTTGCGTGGCAAAGTCTTTCGAGTTGATACTGTTTAGCAGAACCCTTGCCTGTTCTAACTTTGCATCTGTCGCAAAATCTTTGCTGTTTATGCTGTTGAGTAGAACTCTAACCTGTTCCAACGTAGCTTCGGTTGCCGGCGATACTACCGCGCCGCTAGCATCTTTAAGTGTAACTTTTTGATCGTCCGAAAGCTGGTTTGCTTTGATAGTTTCGAGTTCGGATTTTACGTTTACAAGCTCGGTGAGGGCAGCTTTCAATGTGGTTTGCGTGGCAAAGTCCTTACCCGATATAGCATCTAGCAACGCTCTCGCTTTTTCAAGCTTGGCCAATACGTCTTTATCCTTTACATACGAGGCTCCGCCTTCACCCTTGAGTTCTTCCCAGCTGTTAGTCTGGACGTCTTTGTATTGTGGTTTGGGCGATGGCAGTTGACCTGTTGGAGGATTGCTCTCCCTCAATAATCTACCCATCATATCCCCTCCTAATACCACCGCGGTCTGTATGTGACCGTTATCGGTGTATTTGTCGTGATTTGGTTTTCGCCAGGCAGTAACGCCCAGCTGTTAAGCAGCCAATCCTCATTGATCAGGTCGATACGGTTGATACCGTTAACCTTCACAGTCATTTCCCGGTGATCGCAGTTCACTTCAACCACTCCACTGGCGCCGGTTACAGCAAATCCCTTGCCCGTCAAGGCGTTGCTCACCGTGAGACTCGATACACTCCCGGTTGTCTTGATAAGCGGATGCGTTGGTGCGGTGCCAGCCACCTCAATCGTCCGGGTGCCCGACACAGTAACCGTCACCTCTTGCCCATACCAATAAGGGTCATGTGCGATCATCGGTATTTGGAGGCTCAATTCCGCACCCTGGTCAATCCAGTCTTGTGGAGCACCCAGTGGGTAGGCTCGCAAAAACCTGTCGTGATGGTGCTGTCTATAAACCTCAATCGGCGGTTTCATCAACAAGGACAGGAGAGAGTCAAGTTCACGCTCAATCCTGCCCTTGTCTGGGTAATATATACGCCCGTCTAGCACAAACTGCCTGGGCCTTAAAGTAGGTTTGCCTGTCACAACGTCACCATCAAGCCCGAAGAGGGGCTGGGAGGGTACCTCGATTTCTAAAGGTACCCGCTTAAAAAACATGGTGAGGGGCAGGATTTTTTCTGCCCCGAGCGCGTTCGTTAGTCTTATCACCTGCCACCCCTCCCTCTGATACCAAAGCTGATTCTGAGAGCTAGTGCCTTTTCAATTTTGTCAATCGTTGCCCGGCTAATATCATCCACACCAGTTGTTGGTGCGGTCACGTTTAGGTTTTCAATAATCACCGTCGGACCCACAGCACCAATACCAACACCAGCCCCAGCAAACTCCAGCGTATTGAAGTTCGGCAACCTTTCATACAGGATTTGCCTAATGTCCTGGATAGGGGCAACTATCTGTGCCAAGTGAGCGAGTGGCGACAGCAGGTCCACTAGCAGATCACGAGTTGGTCCCGTGATTTCAGAGACTTGGCGCCCGCCGCCCCGGCCGCTCGTCCCTCCACTAGGCCCGGAGTCTTCTGGTGCCTCTGGCGCATCAATCCGGTATTCCTTCAGTCCCTTGAATGGCCTCCACCCGAAGATGCTAATGCTTGCCAGTGCGTCTATGATACCGTTCCATAGGCCAATAAGGAACTCAATAATCGGCCGGAGGATATTATCGAACAGCGTAACAACAGGGCGCAGTACGGCACCAATTAGCTCCATAGCTTTGGCAAAAGCCTCAGTCTCCATTAACAGTGATAAGAAAACATCCTGCCAATTACCAGCTCTGATTGCCTTACCAATGGCCATTATAGAATCTGCGGCGCTTGTAACCGCAGACACAAGCCGATCCATTGGCGACCGAACTGCATCTAATGCTTTTTCCCAGGCTGATTTCTGTTCGTTAGCGATTTCCTCCGCTAGTTGAGCCATTCGTAAGCTAAATACGGCTTCAACATCAGCAAGGTCAGCCCCCAACTGTTTAGCCCGTTCGATTGCTTTTTCGTAGTCCATTTGGAGCAAGGCTTCTCTGTCATCGATGAGCTTAAGGTACTGCCTACGCCACTCTTCTTCGAACGCTTTGCGGTCTCTTTCCTCAGCTTTCCTAGGGGCGTCTAAAGCTTCTTGTAGTTCTTCCCTAATCTTCTTGATTTCCAGAGCCGTTGCTTGTTCGATAGCAAGAATCAATTCTTGGTTGCCCTGAGCCAACTCAATCTCCTTGGCTGCGATGCGCTCCAGGTCCGCTATGCGGTCTTCCGCACGCTTTCGGAGTAATTCTTCTTCGCTAGCCGTTGCCTCAAACAACCTGTCCTGCCAGCTCTTAAGCCGGTCTTCCTGCTCTTGGAGTTTGCGATCCTCAAGGGCCTGTAGATCGTTCGCCAATTGTTCATTGATTTGCTTAATCGCCTCAGCCAAGGCGTTTTCGATATACTCAACGGCTTCAGCGTTATCTTTGACAATCTCGATTTCTGCTTCGGCGCGCTTCCTTAACTGCTCAATCCTGTCGGTCGCCTGCTTGCGCAGCCGGTCCTCTTCCGAGGCGTGGAAGTCGAAAAGGATGTCCTGCCACGATCTGAGGATATCCTCTTCCCTTTGGGCGCGCTGATTTGCCAAAGCCTCCAGGTCTTGGTTGAGTTGTTGGTTGACCAGCCGGCGGGCTTCGGCCAGGTTATCCTCAATTTGCTGGATGGCTTCGGCTGCGGCCCCAACTTCCTGTAGGCGTTTTTTGTCAGCCTCCGCCTGTTTTTCCAGAGCGGCGATCTGATCCTCGGCCTGCTTGCGGAGCCTATCCTCTTCTGTGGCCTGGAAGTCAAAGAGCGTGTCCTGCCACGATTTGAGGATGCTCTCTTGCTGTTGAAGCCGAGTTCTTTCCAGAGCCACAAGGTCTTCATTGAGCTGCTCGTTGATGGCCAGGATTTGAGCAGCCTTGCTCTGCTCAATAATAGCAATGAGCTCAGCGTCTCCTTCAGCTACTTTGATGGCTTCTTCTGCAGCCTTCTCAATCGCAGCAATTCTCTCATTGGCGCTCTTCGTCAACAACTCTTCTTCGCTCAGCGTGAGTTCTGCCAGCTTGTCATACCACTCACTGTGCAGCGTTTCTTTTTGCTTTATCTTTTCCTGCTCAAGTGCAGCTAACTTGTCGTTGGTATCCTTGGTAATCTGTTCTATCTTAGCGTCGCGCGCCCTAATGATTGCTTCAATCGCTTCAGCGTTGTCCTTGAAAACCTCTAAGGCTTGAGCCGCTCGCGCCTCTACTTCGGCGATCTGCCGCTCACCGCTACGCCGTAACAGGTCCTCCTCACTGGCGGTAAGCTCGAAGAGCATATCCGTCCAGGTCTGCAACTGCTCTGCACGCTGCTCCTGAAGTGCCCGGAGGGCGTCGTTATACTCCTCATGGGCTTTCAGGGTCTCTGCCAGCCAGTACGCCGTGATGTTAGCTATAGCCTCTTCATTGCCCTCGGCCATCTTGAGTTCTTCTTCCATCTGGGCCCGGATCTCAGAGAGACGCTTATCTCTGCGATAGGCAAGCAGTTCCTCCTCTGTGGCCGTGGCCTCAATCAGCCTATCCTCCAAGGACTGCAGCCATTCAACTTCCCGCTCCTGAATAGCCTTTACGGCGTCGGCATATTCCTCAAGCACCTGCTGGCGCTTCAAAGCCCAAAACTGCATGATCAGGGTCTTGGCTTCTTCGTTGTCTCCGGCCAGCTCCAACTCTTCCTGCATCTGCTCCTCGATAAGAGCCAGCTGGCGGTCTCGCTGAAGGACTAGCAGGTCCAGCTCGGAAGCCGTAGCTTCCTTGAGCCTCTCACGCCATGCCTTTAGCCGCTCTTCCTTGGCCTTCTGCTCTTCTTCGTCCAGCTGGTCAAGCAGGATACGGTAATACTCGTGAACGGCGGTGGTATCTGCTTCAAGTTTCTTGGCCAGTTCAATAGCGGCATCATACTCTGCCTGGAGCTTTTCTCTGCGAGTGGCTTGCAGATTGAAGAGTCTCTGATTCCACTCTTCTTCGTACTTCTCCCGAGCATCCTTTTGCTTCTCGGATTCATCCTCAATGATGCCCGTTATGGTGCTTTCGCCGTCACTTATAGCCGCGATCCGTGTGTCAATCGCGTCCAGAATAATCTCAGTCTGAGCATCCTGTTCCTGCCCGACAATCTCTGTCTGTTCATCCAGCTCAGCGGCCATAATCTCGGTTTGGCCAGTGATCTTGTCGATGACAAGTTGGATGTCCTCTGCAACCTTGGCTCCTACATCGCCCCAGGACACTTTCATGCCTTCAGCTGCCTCGGCCATGCGTACCGAGTTCGCCTCCAGCGCAGCTTCCAGCTCGGCAATCTTCTGCCTGGAAGCATCAACGCTGCCGCTTACCTTTTCTCGCAGGCCAGCAAAGGAATCGCCTATGCCAAAGGGCAGGGCCTCAAGGATTGAGAGACGCTCCAGGATTTCATCCACTACTCCGATGATTGTCACTTTCATTTTCTCGAAGGAAAGCGACATGTTGAGAGCTAGCTTCTCGGCAGATGCCTTCATGTACTCCCAGGTAGCAGATAACGCAGTCTTAACCTCATCCCAAGCCCGGTAAACTTCATAGGCAATTACGGCCAAGCCAGCGATACCCGCCACAACTCCCACCACTGGCAAAGATATGCTTGTGATAGCCGGGATCAGTGTCTTGCTGATAAACGCGGAGAGCGTGCCAAAGGCCTGCACGACAGCCCCCGCTCCCGTGGCCATTTTGCCAATCAGAAGTAGAGCGGGACCTAACGCAGCAACTAGCCCGCCGATGACAACAATCGTCTTCTGTGTAGTGGGGCTGAGATTCGCCAGCCAGTCAGCAAAGTCACCAATCTTCTCCACCACAGCTAAGAGGGGCGGCAATAGGATTTCTCCAAAGGTGATGGCCACTTCTTGGAGTTTGTTCCTCATAATAGCCAGCTGGGATTCGGTCGTCTTATACCGCTGTTCCGCTTCACGCGTGAGTGCGACGTTTTCTTCCCAGGCTTGTGTGCCTAGCTTGATAGATTCCGCAAACAGATCCCCTGCACCAGCGGCCCTCAAAAGAGCGTCCCTCATACGGACTTCGGTAATACCCATATCGTCCAGTACCTTAATGGCACTGATTCCCTGCTCTTCAGCCCGCTGCAAGCCGTTGATGAAGGCGATAAGAGCTTGAGCGGCATTTTCCTGGAAGACCGTGGCAAACTGCTCCGCGCTCATGCCAGCAACAGCGGCGAACTGCTCCAGCTTCTCGCCGCCAGTCTCGGCTGCCAGCTGCATCTGGATCATGACCTTGCTGAATGCCGAACCGCCAGCTTCAGCTGCGATACCAACAGAGCTCAATGCTCCGGCGAAGGATAGGATTTCAGCCTCGGTCATGCCAACCTGCTTACCGGCACCTGCTAGACGCAAGCTCATTTCAACAATTTCGGCTTCGGTGGTCGCTAGGTTGTTGCCAAGGGCTACAATAGTAGACCCCAACCGGTCGAACTCGGACTGGGGCATTTGGGTGATATTAGCTAGCCGCGCAAGAGCTGTTGCTGCTTGCTCCGCGGACATGTTAGTCGATTCACCTAGGTCAATCATGGTGCGGGTGAAGGACAGGATATGCTCGTTTTGGATTCCGAGCTGTCCTGCCGCTTCCGCAACGCCGGCAATCTCGGTCGCGGCCGCCGGGATCTCCTTAGCCATGTCCCGGATACCGCGTTCCAAGGCGGCGAATTCTTCCTCGGTCGCGTCCACGGTTTTCCTGACGCCCGCGAACGCACTCTCAAAGTCAATGGCACTCTTAGCAGCAACACCGCCGAAAGCCGCTAGTGGGGCAGTTAGGCGGGTGCTCAAGGTCTTGCCTACATCTGTAAGCTTCTTGCCAACATCCTGGAGCTTTTCCCCCGCCTCCTGCATCTTCTGGTTAAACTCGTGATTCTGCAGGTTGACGGCTCTAAGCTGTTTTTCGTATTCCTTCAGCTGACTCTCGGTTTTGATGAGTTCTCGCTGGAAGGCTCGGTATTGCTCTTCGCTGATCTTGCCTTCCTGGAACTGCTGATTTACCTGAGCCTGAACTTCCTTCAGCCTGTTCAGCTTCTCGCGAGCATTTTCAACTTGATCGGCAAGGAGTTTCTGTTTCTGAGCCAGGACTTCCGTATCGTGAGGATTGAACTTAAGGAGCCGCTCGACTTCCCGCAGCTCCTTGGATATTTCTCGCGATGTCTTATTGACATCCTTCAGCGCCGCATCAAGCCCCGTGGTATCTGCGCCTATCTGGACTGTGATCCCCTTGATCTTAGCCACACTCTCACCTACCTTTATCGGGAAAGGCAGGCCTGGCTCGCTACTCAACGGTGCGGCTCACTCTGTCCTTTGATTTTCACCTTCACGATTTTCTTGCACCTAGTGCACTTGATCTCCACTTCGCCCTCTCCACGGGCGACAAACAGCAGCCAATCACAGAGAGGGCACCTAACCTCTTTCACACGTTACGCACCCCCTTACATCAAAAGCTTGTCAATGTCTTCTTGGGTGGCCTCACGAACCTGTTCACCCTGTTTTTGTCCTAACTCACCGAAATAAATGTCCGTGAACTCCAAGAAATCTCGAACACGAAATAGGGCCAACTCGTCAAACGAGAGACCCATCTTTTTCGCGTTCGCCAGGATTAGCAGATCAATTCTGCCCTCAAATGGTTTATTTGCTTTTTTGGGTTTTTGGTGGAGCAGATTTTCCGGAATGAAAGAAACCATCCGTGGCTTCTTCTACTACATCAATTATCCACTGCGGGTCATCAAACCCGATGGTTTCAAATTGTGCCAACCACTCTTCGAACTTCGGAAATACATCAGTAGGTTTGGCCGCCTTGTTCATCGCATAAGCTATTTGGAACAAGCTGACCGTATCTAGAGACGAAAAATCTCCGTCTTGCAGTGATTGTAAGGATTGCAGTTTGAGAAGGTCCGCAATCAGATCACTGTCAAACGCCTGTTTGTAGAACAAGAGGGCCAACGGATTGGCCCTCAACTGAATCTTTTTACCTCCGATATTAGTCGTACGCACTCCTTACCCCTCCTATTCCGGGAGCTTCACTTCGGTGAACCAACCGTCAAAGATAGCCGCGTTGGTCACATCACGCTCAATGACGCTCTTGACGATCTTCTTACCGTTGTGGTCAAACGGCAGGATCGTAATATTCAGCGTCTCGGTGGTCGGAGTAGCCGTATCGGTGGTCGTAGCTGCATTATCGGCAGGCCGGCTAGCGAGGCAGCTGTAATACACAAATCTGCGGTTACGCTCGTCGCCCAGCACCTGGCCAAGCAGCGCAAACTCCTTCGGCTGTCCGTCGGCAACCTCGACCAGCATACCGTCATCAACTTCCCAGCCGAGCATCTCCGCCAGGATGTCTTGCGGCACCAGCGCCATCTCAAGCGTGCCGCTGTACCCATTGTTGGTGAACCTGCTGTAATACTTGCGATTGTCGGCATAAAATGCCGTCTCGCCGCCTTCTGGGTTCATAGTCAGGTTGACTGCTCCCGGAATCGCCTGGGGGTTTTCATACCCGTTGGCATTCTTGAACGCAATGTGGACCTCTTCAAGACCAAATTTCACTTTGTTCGCCATTTTGTTAACCTCCTATCAATCGAATGTCGTACGCAGTAAGGAACATGCTCTCAGAATCAATAAAGCCCGGTGAGGACTTCCCATAGGGAATCCGCTGGGCTTTGAGCCAATTCTCGACTTTTCTCTCAGTAGGCGGGTCTTTCAGCGCGGTATAGAGCTCCAATCGGTAGTTGCCTACATCGAAGTAGTTGTGGTTATCCGCCATCAAATCATCGTTTTCCGTATGCGTAATCAGCGTGTACGGCAGGGACGGCGCTCGAGACCACTTGTGATAGTTGCAGGGCAGCCCTATACTTTCCATGCCTGCGATGATATCCAAGTAGGTCACGGCTAACCACCCCTCTCAAGAATCTGCGCGATTTTCCTCTCCAGCTGCGGAACGTGACGTTCTTCAGCGGGCTTGATGTGCGGCCTACCTTCCACCCTCCCACCTCCGCGTTTGGCATGACCGTGTTCCAAGAGGTGGGTGAGTTGAGGCTTTTTCTTGTTGTAGACTACATATCTCCCTGGGCCCTCCTTTCTAGCTGTCCAGCCCTTGGCATACTCACCCGTTTTCTTGGGTGATGTCTCCCGAAGGTCGGCGGCCAGAGCCCGTGCGGTCTCCTTCACCGCTTCTTCGATAGCTTCCCCTACCTCTTCCGTGTATGTCCTCACAGCAAGGACTATCTCGCCGGCCAAGTCATCTACTTTGACCACATCAGCCATTACCACCCTTCTCCTCGCACGTTAGCTTGACCCATGTGCCTCCGGGCAGTTGGTCAACACGCTTGATCGTGTATACTCGGCCAAAGTGCGTGGTCGGAGTACCCTCCACCAGCACCGGCTGGTTGATACTCACAAACCCGATTCCCCTTTCACCACGTGTGGTGCAGGTTTCCACAATACGGTAATCGGCGAGGTTAAAGATGAGGTCCTTCAAAAACGGGGCCCGCCGAAGCTCGAAGATGATGGTGTTCTCTTCACCAACGGCTTTGGCAGCGTAGTACCGCTCACCCCACAGCGTCTGTAAATTGGCCCAGACCGTCTGCCAGTCTTGCCACTCTTCGACCTGATTGCCCCAGGGATCTTTCGTCACGCTCCGCTTTTGGATCATTATCCGGCGCCGCAGAGTCTTGCCCAGCTCCCGCATCTTATCGCGGTACGCCTGCTTCCTAAGCACTTCCATCGGTGCTCACCTCTTCTGCAGCCACCTGCAGCTGAAGACGGAGAATTTCTCGGGCGAAGTTCTGCTCGAAGTACTCCAGCGCATTGTTGTAGTCATAGCGACATCGTTCCAGAAGCAGTTCCTGGGCGGGCCCGGGGATGTTATAGTTCAACTCAACCCCCATCAGCGCATTCAGACTTTTTTCCGCCCGCTCAAGTATATTAATGAGCAAGATATCTTCGTCATCCCAGGTGATTTTAAGCCGTTCTTTCAACCGCTCCAGCAACACCGTTAATCACCTGCCTCATCCACCAACTCCACAAGCTCTCCGTGGCCGGCAGAGTTAATCTCCTCCATCCTCTTGCGGGAAATGGACAGCAAGTCCCCCTTATGATGGAGGGACTTGCTGTACTTGTTGCGAAAGGTGCGAAGCACCTTAACCGTGACTTTATCCTCCTTGGCCATTAGAGCCATTAGGGCCATCAGGGCCACCCGAAGCTACGGGGAACTCGCTGATATTATCAACCTTCACCCGCGGGATGGTGGGCTGGAGATCGCTGATGTTGAGCACGATGAAGGAGTTGTTGTCCATCGGGCGGCCGGTACCGTAGAGTTTGATGAGGTAGACACGCTCGTCCTCCAGGAACCTGTACTCATCAGAGTACTCAATCCGACCATCCCTGCCAGTGCCAAGCGCCATAATATAGCGCCTGCCGAGACCAAGGATAGCCTTGCCCTGTTCCACCCACGCAGACTGGATAATATCAGTCGGCAGAGGCAGGATGTCCCTTGCCCAAGTGCCGTCAGGCCGCTGGTAGATGGTGGCGGGCATAACCTTGGTGAGATAGTCGACGGGGTTGACGATCAGCAAGAGATTGTTCACCGGACGATACAGCCCGTTGTTGCTTACGGCGAGTTGGGCAACAAGCGCACCATAGGCCGCTGGTGCGAAGTTGGTGACAGCCACAGGCTGTTTTGGAGCATAGCCCTGCGTCGGGTCAATCGGCTGACTGAGGTCGCGAATCATGCCAATTGGTTCATAGATGTTACCTGCTTCTGCAACGCCGCGGCCGTTGATGATTCCGTCCTCAACGCCGTTGGCAATAGCTTCGGACAGAATAGTCCTAATGTAGCGGTCAAGCCATGCAGGACCCAGGTCAAGCATCGCCTTGCAGATGGGCAGGAAAGCGGAAAGTTTCGTTTGCTCCAAGTTCAAAGCCTGGAATTGAGCGGCGAGCTGCTTCTTGATCTCATCGCAGAGCGGACCCCACCAGGCCAGGAAGCGACCTTGCATAGTGGAGAAAATCCACTTGATGAGCGCGCCAGCGTTGTCAAATCGAATCCGAGACAAGAGAGGATGTTCCTCAGTCAAGTCATCGAACACAGTGTTAATCACGGTTTCCGGCAGTACCAAGTTCATATTGGACAAGGCTTGCTGCGGGTTGGGGGACTTCATGGCTTCGATGAGCTTCTGGTAATACTCAGTCTCTTTACTGGTCAGGACCCGCACACCACGACCAGCAAGAATTTGAGCATCGGTTGCCTGCACAAGACCCTTGGCCTCGGCGATTACAGCTTCTTGCACGGCGTTCGCAAATTCGACAAACGCCTCGGCAAAGGCCTGTTCATCGTTGTTTTGCACAGCTTCCTTCATCTTGGCCGCAAACTCGGCCTTCTGCTGTTTAAGCAGATCAAGATTCTTCATTTCTCTTCATCTCCTTCGCTTAGTTTTGAGGCTAACGCCTCCAGGAAGTTGAAAAGACCCTTACTTTCAGGGTCTTGGTGCTCCTGGTCTGGAGCTGGACCTTCTTGTTCGGTTTCGTTAGCTTGTGCCTGGAGCTTAGCCAGAAGCTGTTTTACGAACTCTTCCAGCTGCTCTTCGGATGGCACCTGCACGTTTACATGCGCCGTGAGCGGCCGGTTCGCTTCTTTGAAGATCATGTCGAAGATGTGTTTTCTTGCACTTTGTGTGGGTTTCTTGCTCTCACCTCCTGACTGGATAGCGGTAGCGAACCCCCACTCCAGGGCTTCGGTCGGGGAAATCCACGTCTCCTTGTCCATCATCTCTGCCAGTTCTTCCTTAGAGAGGTTCACATGCTCCAAATAAATCTGCATACCGAGCTCATTGAGTTTCTTGGCACCCTCGGCCTCACTCTGGAGCTTTTTGTAGTCACCAGCGGCGAAGGTTTGGACGTTGTGAATCCAAAGCGCCGAAGTGTCCAACATAATGCGCTCGTCTCCGGCCATAAAAATCAAGCTCGCTGCAGAGCAGGCAAAGCCTTCGCAGATGGTTCTGATTTTGGCCTTCTGGCGTTTTAGGGCGTTATGAATAGCCCAGGCTTCGCTGACGAATCCACCGTAGCTGTTGATGTAGACGTTAATTAAGTCAACATCCAGCTGGTCCAGCTGCTGCACCAGTTCATGGCCGCTCACATCAGACTCAAGCCACTTCCAATCCTCGGTCACTATGTCTCCGTAGATATAAAGGGCCGCCTCTTTGTCTTGGACGGCCAGCTGCCAATATCGGTTCATTGACTCACCCCTTTCGTTAAGCGTTCTATCTATGGCTAACGTTTCAATTCTGCTCACCTCCCCCGCCATCGATGACATCCTCAATTGGCTGATAGTTCTTAGTGACAAACCTCTGTTGGCCAACCTCACCGCCAATGGGCTCCATGCCCAAGTACTTCAGGCAGTCATCGATGGTGTAGGCGCCGATGCGGAAGAGGACATCCAACGCATTGGCAACGTCTTTGATGTCCACCGCTCGGATGTGCGTAGTGTCCACCTTGACGTAGCTGCGCTTCTTGAAATCCCTCTTTCCGTACATCTTGCGATTAATTTCATCGCCGATCATGTCGGCCAATGGGTTGATACAGAACGTCAAGAAGTTCTTCATGGCCTGGTGTGTGTCAGCCACGTTCCCTTTCAGTAGCTGCGGCGGTACTTGGAAAGCCACGGCTGTGAAGTCGAAGATGTCGTTGATAAACTCCCGGATGTCTCGCCCTTCAACTGTTCCTCTAGCTGCGGGCCCGGTAGCCTCCAGCTCCTGCCACTTGGCCCCGCCTGTCAAAGGAAGAACGGCGTCATCTTCGTGCTGGAAAAAGGTCTTGAACCTATTCTCCAATAAATCTTTAAGGTCCGCCTGGGCCTTCTCGGTCTGTGGGTAATTGGTCCCCAGCTCCAAGAACCCCCGCTTGGAGCTATTCCTGCGATAGCGCTTCTGAGCCGCAGCGATGAGCTTGCTGTAAGAGTTATAAAGGCCCTCAATGACTTGCTGCACCCTTTCGTTGTGCATCCGCAGGTGCAGCACTTCGCTTTCTCGCCGTTTGAGTGGCTCTCTCAGTTCGCCCAATCTAATTTCGGTGTAGAGGTTCTCAACAAATACGCCCGGAACGACATTCCAGGAATCAGCCAAATACAGGTAATTGTCAGCCATAATGATTAGGGCCTCATTCCTTGTGACAGTCCTGTACACCGCGTCTCGCCAGAAGTCGCTGGCGTTCTGGTTGGGATTGGGCTCTATATTGAGCAGATAATACATGTCCTCCCGGACCTCTTCGCCTTTGAGGAAGGTCCTAAACTCAGCACGGGCCAGCGTCTTGGCGATGAGGTTAGCGCACGCTTGGACGGCAAGCTCCTTGTAGTAGACCTCCGTGGCGAGCCCGGCCACTACAGCACTTAGGCTCAAACTGCCATCTTTGCCAAACAGGTCTAGGAACCACTGTCGTACTCCCACACCGCAACCCCTCCTTTCTAGTACGTGTAAACGCCGAGCGACAGGAAGTCGTCGTTGGCCTCCTGGAGTTCGCTGTCTTTCGACAGGGCGTGTACCAAAGCAAAAAACCCGTCAGTCTTGCGGGTTCTGGGCTCGATCTTGTGGTAGGTCGTGTTTCCTTTGGCATCCAGTACTACGCAGGTGTTGTTAACATACCAGCGCATGGTTGGGTTATCTCCAAAGACAATCGCCTCTTCAGCGAACATCGTGGTAATCAGCGGCGCTATCTTAGCATGTGTTATGGGACCACTAGGAATAATACTCAAAGGCAATCCAGCCTTAGTAAATGCATCCCGCACAACTTCGGCCCGATATCTGTCCGCCACAATATCGATGATATGGTACTTCCGGGCCTGCTCGATGAACCAGTTCGCAATATGCTCCGGTGTGATGATGTCGCCGTAGACGATAGTGACAAGACCCTTTTCAGCCATCTCCTCAACGGGGAACTTGATGCGCCGGTTTTCCATTTTGAGCGCTTGATGACATACGAACGTGTGCTCTATCCAGAAACGCCTGCCCTTATACTTGAAGAGCAAGCCGCAACTTGCGAAGTCGTTGATCTGCGCATAGTCAAAAGCTCCGATGCACGGCTGCCCCTCAAGCTCCTTCCACGGGATAGGCTGATCGGTGGCCATGATCTTCTCCCACGGAGCCACCACGGTGTAAGAGTCCACCGCCGGCAAATTCATTCGCTTGGTCATGAACTCGCTGGCCATGCTGGGCTGGTGCTTTGCCAGCTCATACTCCTGCTCCATCTGAAACTTGAGTGTCGGAAAGTACGGCAGCGAAGGATTCGCTTTGACCCACATCTCCGGATTATCCCGTTCCTCCTCTTCGTCAATCTTGTAGATGAGAGGGAGGAAACGCAGGTTGGTTATCTCACCAGACAGCACCTTTTCGGAGAGGTCTAGAAGTTGGTCTAGCACACCACCACGGACATAGCCGTTTGTCGTGATATAAAAAATCCGGGAGTGTTCCCTCTTCCCAAAGCCGCTGCGGAACACATTGATTAAATCCCAGTCCTCATACTCGTGTACCTCGTCAAACACCAAACAGGCCGAGCGCTTGCCGTCCTTAGTCCTGGAATTCGAAGTGTTGTACTTGATGTATGATTTGGTTTTGATGTTTTGGATAATTTCTTTGGTCTTGTAAAAGAATTTCTTTGATTTGCCCCAGCTGCTTTCCAGTACTTCATACACATCATCGAAGCTGGTCTTTGCCTGCTCTTGCGAGTTGGCAATGATGTCAACGTTGTATCCTTTAATACCGTGATAATGAGTGGTCAAATACCACGTCAACCCAGCAATAAACTTATTCTTGCCGTTTCCCCGGCCAACCAAGATGAAGAAGGTGTCAAAAACCACAGTATCATCCGGATAATAGCAGTGGACCAGAGCGACCACAAGCAGTTCCCAAGGGACCAGCTTTATATCAAAATAGCGCTCGATTAACTCGACCGCTTTTCCCGTTTTAGCTTCATCGTGATATACTCCCGGCTCGGACAGTTTGTCCTTGATGTAGGATACAGCCTGTTTAAGTTCCTTACACGCCGGGATTTTGCCCTTCTCTATCTGGTCCAGGTAATCAAAGATATAGCTCTTGCTGATGTCACCCCACATCTACATCACCACCACCTCCGCCACCATCGCATCTGTTTGCTATTTATTGTCCTTGCGCTTGTCCTGCTTCGGCCTGCCCAGCGGCCGGTTGACCAGCAGCATTTCCGGGTCCTGCCGGATAATCATGCCGGTACCCTTAACCATAGGCTTCGGGTTCGACCGGACCATCATCACAATCACTCCTTACATCTCATCGCCATCATCATCGATAGCCGAGACATCAGTAGCCTTCAATCCAAGCTCACTGAGTATCTTCAACATCTGAGCGTTGACCTTGACCAGTTCGCTCACGCTGTCGTTCTTCTTGTAGCCCCACTGATTGGCTCCGTTCTGATACTTCGTAGTCACTCCGCGCTCTTTGATGTCTTTAATCAGAGCGTTCTTTACGTCCCACAAGGCCATGTAGTCGTCGACGAGGTCAAGGTAATGCCGCCCATACACTCCTTGCCGCTCCAACTGGTCAATCAAATCCTGCCTAATTTGCTCTCGAATCTGATCTTTTTTCGTCTTGGCCACACCACCTCACCCCCTAAAACTTAGCAAATTGCTCTAAAGCCACCCCGCCTCGTGCGAAAAACTGAAAAATCTGTTTTGGCAGTTACCCCCCGCCGGTCCCCAAGGCCGCTTGCAAATCGATTTTTCTGACCGGGGGGTAGCTGGGCTTACCACCGCTCCGGGAACCTCTCAGCCAACTCGTTTCTCTTGCGCTGCACAATCCGGTGAATGAAGCGCTCTGGATGCTCACGGTTATGACACGCAGCGCACACACTCAAGAGATTATCATCATCAAGCGCCAGGTCCGGCCTGTTCTCCAAGTGGAGTATGTGGTGCACCGTTGTGGCCGGAGCGAATCCGCCTTCTTCTTTGCAGACCTGACACTCGTAGTTATCCCGTTCAAGAATCTCCAGGCGCTTCTTCTCCCATGCGCTGGACTTGTAGAACTTCCCTTCCTCAATGAGCTTGAGAACCTGCTCGAGAGAAAGAGTCACACAGGCGCTCACCTCCCGCTTGTGTACCGCCAGAGCTTGGCGGGAGTTGCATCACTTTCCTCCAATCCCCGTCTCACGCTCGTGTTTCTTGGTATTTAATCAAACCAAAGATCACTTGCTCCCAAAATCTTTCCATTGGTGTGCAGCACAATTCGTATATCTCCATAGAGTGCGTTTCCTCTTGTTGCCTTAGAATGTTGGCCACTATGTCAAGGGCGAACACTCCGGTTCTAATGTCTGCCATAAGATTTTTAAGTAGTATCCACGCTTCGGCTCTTGCGATGATGTCGCCCCAAGCATCTTCGTACACGAACTTTTTGCTCCTGTTTTTTTCCATGTACTTGTCACATAGCTGGTTGAGTGTCTTACCATAGTCTTCTGGGGCTACGAGAGATGGACTAAAGTAATCCCTGTGCTTTACCCAAACATCGTTGCCCTCCAGAAACACCTGACACATGCACTTAGGGTTATACGCTACCGAAAACGCTGGGTTTATGCGATATAGTTCCTTGGGCTTCTTGAGCTTTGGTTGCCCGAATCGCCGGAAGTCCTTAACGTAAAACTTAGTAATGCTCTGTTTCTTCTCGAACATCGAATGCACAAGTCCGACATGACCACCTCCCGCTTGTGTACCGCTGTTGCTGCAGCGGGATATGGCTGGATCACCTCCTGCAACCGCTGTGTAGCCCTTCATAATACCACCCCAATTATGTCCGCTATTTCTTGAGCAGTTTTCCCTTCTCGCTTAGCGACAATAGCAACAAGTTCCCGCCAGTCGTACCGCGCTTGGTGCACCCCGTCATGGCACCGCATACATAAGCGGATAAGGTTTTCCCTTATATCGTCCCCGCCTTGGGAACGGTACTTGATATGGTGCATACCCCCATACCCCGGTGCGCCGCACCGTTCGCAATAGGGTGTTTCCTCCCGCATGGCTTTGCTTAACGCCCTATTCTTGATCCGCTTTCTTGGTTTGGG